GCCAATTAGGTATGTTTTAGTTTCTAATCAACTATTTTATTCCTATTTTTTAAGCGTTTGACGTTTAAGGTTAGTGCGTATGTATTAAATTAAACGCATGGCAAGTGCGTTTGTTGCTTCATTACATACATTTAGATCATCAATAAACGCACAGGCGTGCTTGATCTAGCATACTAATTAACGCTTTAAGGTTAAATAATAGGGTTATTGGTTGCCGCTTGGGGCCATGGTTGCCGCTTGGGGTTATAGATCACGGGTTAAGCGTGCGTAATCTTGGGGTGTGTAGTCAATGGCGCCTGTCTCTGTGTAGTGCCTATAAATGCCTGTAGTTTCTAATGATGTTTTGACAGAGTGACAGGAATTGCACAGGCTTTGTAGTTTCGCACGCTTAAAAGCAAACGCGCCTACAGCACGCCATGCGATAACGTGATCTACATGGTTAGCTTGAATAATCTTCCCTTCTAACTTACAGCACTGGCATAGCGGCTGTGTGGATAGTTGCCTATCTCGCATAGATAACCATGCCACAGTCTTATAAGGGGCGTTACTTTCCCTTCTTTGAACGCTTAACTTAGGTTTACCGCCATGTTCTACACAATAAGCGGAACCCGTCACCCGTTCCGCTTTACAGCGTAACGCTTCGCACTTTACAGGTTTAGGTAATGTTGCCATACATACATTATCCACACCCCGCTAACTTATCCACACTATCCACACCGCGCACCGTTTAGGTGTGTAAACGGTTTACTTTGGTGCGTGCGCACATTCATAGTGCATTGATACTTTTTCTGTAGTTTACTTTTCTAAACCATAGGTTTTAAATTTAAAGGGTTTACAGCTTGGCACGCTTCTAGCAACACTAAATTGACGGCGGAATGCCGTTTGACTTAAAAAAAGGGGTTATCCACAATGAAACAATATGAATATGAAATGACAAACAAACGCACTGGCCGAGTGGAGCACGCACGCTCCACAGCATTAACCGCCGAAATTGCACGCGCACAGATAGTGCTTATGTATGGTTTGCAATTTGACGTAATGGGGCACTTTTGTAACGTATACGCTTCACATGAAATTTTGGGTGAAATTAATTGTGAAGATTTCCCCGATTGTGAATTGCATACCGCATGGCTTATGCGTGAAGCGGCACAGATAGAAGGGGTTACACAATGAAAAATTCATTCTTTAAGGCTGTAATAGGCGTTTTGATGTTTGTCACATGGGTTTGCTTCATGTTGGCTAGCTGTGATGTTTTGACTAAATAAGGGGAAAAATAATGAATGCTTTTAAACAATGGTTGCTAGATAACTATTCGCACAATGAATTGTCCGATATTTCAAACCATGGATGCACAGGCGGTGTAAGCGGGATGATCTATTACAAAGAAACTTACGATCTATATTTAAAGTTTAGCGCGGCATTACATGAAACATTACAGGAATACAAAGAATGTAGCGGTGAATGGCCATCATATGTAATGGATGAAATGGGTGATGATGTAAGGTTTGCTAACGCTTTAGTATGGTTTGCTTCGGAATGGTTTGCTAATGAAATCACGCATGGCGAATATCAAGAAGAAACAAAAGAAGGGGCTAACCATGTTTAATAGCATGAATGTGCGTTTCTTCATTCTAGATTTTGATCTAGAAGAACCCGATATTGTGGAATGCTCAGAAATGGAATTTCTATCTTATAAGGGCAAAATTACTTACGAAAGGCACACCGTAAAAGAAAATGGATGTTCTCAAATTTGCTTAACGAAAGGCTTTACAGAATGAAACCGTCAAAACTGAAATTTAATGAATGGGGTTGGATTGTTTGTTACCGTTTCCATGCGGATGGTTTCATCCAGCGTATGCGGTTTGACACTAAAAGCGCGGCAATATCTTTTGTCAATGAAGATGAAGAAATGCGCGGTGTGTGCGCGGAATGTTTAAAGGGGTAACCATGTTAAAAGAATTTTCTACATTACCTATAGGCGCGGCTTTTACTTTCGGCGGTAATGAATGGGTGAAGAAATCCACTTGCACCGCTTATGTAAAAGGGTTTGATAGGTTCTTCTATTTCGGTTTAAAGGAAAGGGTTACACAATGCAATTAACAAACAAAAGAACGGGCGTCACTTTTAACACTCGAACTACAAAAGAAAATGGATGTTTTGTTTCCATTGTGGAAAGGATAGAAGATATTGACGGTTCAATTTTCGGTTATTTATCAAGCCGAGAAAAGCATAAAACAAGGGGAAAAGCGCGGCATTATGCGGATTCTATGGCGCGTTATCAATTTCGCACACATTGTGCAATTTATGGAATTTAAGGGATTAACTATGAATTACTTTTATACAAAGCATGAAGCAAAGAAGGCTTTTCCTAACGCCATAGTGCGTAAAGTCTTAAATTTTCACGTTAATTCACAGGCTGGAATGTATGTAATTTTCAATGACTGGATTACATATGAAGACTGGAAACGCGCGGGGCATGTTAAGTAACAAAAGGGGATAACCATGCAAACAATATTTGAAAATAACGTATGTGCGCGGCTGGATGGCGAAGCGGGGCTGTGGATAGTTACTAATCTAATGCCTTTTGACGGTTCAAAGAATGCCGAAATTATCCCGCTAGAAACTATAGATAACGGCTTTGAAGCGGTTAAGCGTTCCGAAATTGTAAACGCCACTGATCTATGGGTTTTGCTGGATTCTTTTTCCGCTTAACTTACAGCCCTAAGTAATCCCCGCCATGCGCGGGGATTTTTTAGGGGTGCTAAGTTAGTGAGTGCCAACTAACAAAACAAACAATTTAAAACCCGTTTAAGCGTTTATTTAAGTAAACCCTATACAAACCCTTAACAAGAAATTTTAGGGGCACTGTAGGCGGTTTTGATGGCTTATAGGGTTACTGTAGCGGGGTGCGTTTCTTGCTTTACACACTTTAAGTGAGTGAGTGCTTACATTAGATCAAAACCTAAGTTAGTAAGCACTTACATCAAACGGCACTAAAAAAGCGGTTATTTTTCGACCCCCCACCCTAGGTTTTTGAAAAAAAAATTGAGCGACCAATTTTTAGCTGGAACTTTTTTTCACAGACTCCAGCACCAACGGTGGCTGATTATTTTTCTGCTCACCCTTGTAACCATGCGCGTAAGCGGCCCTAGCCACGGACAAAGCCTTGGCCTTTGATGGAAATGGGCCTTTGCTTCCCCACATCCATCCAGACTTTGTGTGACGTAATGGCATGATTACTTGAGGAAGCGCAGCTTGTAGAGGGTTGAGTTGATGAGGTTTGCAATGGTGTCCACCTCGTTCTGCAACTCTGAGTCTTGTGGGAACGCAGGGTCGCGGCGCAGCTTCTCTACCTCGGCCTTGAGGTAGTTCATGTATGCGATTGGTTCTGGTGGCAGTGCGTACTCAGCTTTGTAGTCAGTCAACAGACCGTACTTACCTTGGAACGCCTCAACAAAGCTGTCAACAAGGTCGCCTATCTCACCGTAAAAATTTCCAAGTGCTTGGTGGATGGAGTAGCTGTTGGTTGACAGATGCAGGATGTGAGCATTGGTCACGCTATGCAATAGGCACATAACGAATGTCATCACTGGGTCTGGCCCTTTGTGCTGTGCTTCAATGCTGGCTGTATATTTCTTCATTCCAGATGTCCTCGTACTGTTGATCAAATGGGATTGGCACTTCACTAGGCCACATACCTGATTGGACTAATTTTCTCACAGTCCTGTAATGGGCGACAACCCATAGTTTCATACGCTGTTCACGGCTTAACAGGTTGCCTTGGTCAATTGCTGTATGGCAAGTGTGGCAAAGGGCTGCAATGTGATTGTCTGACGCCTTGATTGCCCTACCCTTGCCTCCACCCCAATTGGTGTGAGCAGCCTGTACGCCGTAATCTGAGCCACAGGATTGGCAGGATAGCTCCCTTACCGCTTTGAGCAGTTTGGGGCTACGGACGTATTCGTGCTTGGGGTACATCATTCGATATGCGTCACATTTTTACCATGCGACTTAAGGTAGTTGGTTGTCTTTTGAATCATCTTCTCATACTGCGACCGTGAAATGCTGGTTCTTTGGAGGTCATGGTATTCCATGATGTCACCCAATGCTCTCAGACCTTCACCAGACAATCCCATCTTCTTTGTGGCTTCATATCGTTTGGCCGCGCGGTGGAGTGCTTCGGTGGCTGCTTGGCAATGGTCTAAGACTTCTGGGCCAATACCGTTCCTACCCATCATTTCAGCAATGTTCATCATGTCACACAGGATTTGCCACTCTTGCACACCAGCCTCACCAGACTTCATGGCTTCCAATGATCTCAGCTCATTCTTGCGAAGCTCATTCAATGATGCTGTGTCAGCAATGCAAGCGCCTGAGATTGCATGGGCAATAGGGTTGATTGATGTAGACCACACACGGCGGCGGCAGTGTTTACGCATTGTTCTTTTCCTTGAGTTCAATTTCTGCATCTAAGCACAGCAATTCAATGACTTCATACAAATGAACGCATCTGTTTTGCCAAGCAATAGCGTTATCTAATGCCTTGAGGAATAGTTCACGGTCTGTCATTTGTCGCTCCCTTCTGGTGCTATGCCGTGGGCGGCTTCGATTGCTCTGACAAACTCTTTGTTTGCTTGTCGCTCAACTTCGTCTAGTTGATCTGTGTTCCAAATCTGGTTTTCAGCTATTTCAATCTGCGCATCCGTCAGCCCAACCCATGTGCGTTGTTGTGCTTTCAATGTCTGTGCATACCAAGATTCATGCTGACTGCATGGCGTTTTCATGCAAGCATCAATGTCACCTCTAACTGTGCAATTCATACACTGTTCCATGTCTTACTCCTTAATGCCGTGGGCGGCTTTGTGTTGGGCTATGTACGCCGACAGGTTGTCCATGTTTTGCATGTCTTGGTCGCTCCAACCGTGGTCGCTGCAAAATGCGCCAAGTGAACCTTCCGCAGCCTCTAATATTTCCAAAGGCACGAACACCTCATCTGCCGTCAGCGGCTTGCGTTGTTGTGGGCCTTCGCATTTCATGCTCGGTGGTGTGGTGTTAATAAACTGCTCAAGTTCAATAGCCAAATCCCAACAAGCACCAGCACTCATTCCTGACGGGATTTGCATATGCTGTCCGTAGTCAGACTTGCGCTTCAAGTAGTCAACCCATTTCATCATGTGTTTGACTGCCACAGGCTTGTCGCACGTAGTGCTCCCCTGCTCTTGCTCACGAACAAGTTTGCAAACCATGTTGTCAATCTGAGAAATTACACCAGCAGTTGTATCGCACAGCCCCCAAACAACACGACCAGATGCGTAGTGTTCTTCGCGTGCAAAATGTTTATTGAAAAGCCACTGAGCTAGGCTTGCCGCCTCACGATAGGCGAGTGTGTCTTGCTCACCCTGCTCTTGCTTGGTGTTGGCAAGTTGATTTGTCAGTCGTGCAATTTCGGTACGCAACTCACACTCTTTGCTCATTTCCTCATGCGGGTGGCTTCGTGTGCAGTCATGCTCTTGCTTGGCTTTAAATTCTTCAGCCGTATTGCATCCTGTTGCTTCTTGAAAATCAAATAAAGCAACACCAGCAACCTGACTAGCTGTAAGCATTTCCCCATCAACTTCAAACAACAGTTCTTGCTTGGCTAGTGCTTCTTCTAGGGCTTTGATGGCAGCAGGAATGATCTCTTGTTCAACATACCATTCAGCTAAATATGATTCAGGCTGCAAAGCCCCAAGCGCCAGCGACAAAGCACGTTGTGTTTTGTTTGCTTCTTTACTCATTTGCTTTCCTTTCCAATTAAAAATCCAAGCAGCGCTGGAAAAACAATAAACATAAAAAATGTAAAAGGTAGCATGGGTGTGATTTCACTTGGCGCGGTCATTTGACCAACCTTAGTTGCCATATGCGTCACCCATGCAGTTGTCCACACGGTCAAAATTACAGTCCAGTATGTTTTCATTACATTGGGCTTTCTGGCAGTTGTGCGCGTTGCGCTTGTTGATACGCTTGTTCTTGTTTGGCAGTCCAAGAAGCAGGTGGAAAGTTTGAGAAAGGCCAGTTCATAGCGACCTCCCAATTGCTCTGCCAACAATCAAAAAAGCCTCTGCTTTTGCTTCGTTGATCATTCCGCAATCCATCAAATGCTTAACGGATGAAAATTCATGCCCATTAGCCACGCCATTTTTAAAGCAGGCATATCCTCGTCGGTTTAGCTTTTCAACCAAATCATCATCATCAATTTCATCAAGCAAATCATCGTTATCGACCCATACATTTACATACGGCATATATTGTCCTTTCTTGTTTAACTCATTCCGAGTTGAGATAACTATACCATAGTTATTGCCAATCTGGTTCTTTGATGTCGATTCCGTTGGTTGCAGACCACATCAAGAGCCATTCAATGAATTCAGCGCCTTCGGCTTTGGTGAACTTGCGGCTTTGGATGCCAAGTTGAATAACGCGATGGCCGTCCAACGATTGAATCACGGAGCCGCCCTCCATTCCGCGATCAGTTGCAAACTGGTCGAGTAAAAATCGTTTCCAGTCTTCAACATCCCAACTCGCTCCAGCGTGTTGCGCCTGCTTCGCAATTTGACCAATGATGGCGTGGAATTTCTTGTTCTGTGGGTCAGAACGCTTTTCCTCAGTGACCTCCAATATGACTTTCTTGCCGCCATAGATTGATTCCTTCACAATGTTCCACACAGCCAGCATAGTGGCGTGGGCTTGCTTTTCTTCGTAGAGCTTGTACTTCATTCAGATTCAAACTCAATGAGCATTTCAAGGTAGTGCTTGGCCTTTTCCAAATCATCAATGCCACCTTTATCGCGCCAGCGTGTGACGTACTTGATGACATTGCCTTCAAAGAATCCAACATCATTGCGGTAAACGTATTCCACAGGTTGAATTGGAAGCTCTTTGTAGTGACTACCAGCCACTTGCTTTTTCAATGATTTACGAGTCATGCTATCTCCACGATAAGTTTACGGGTTGATTTATCGCCAAATTGACGATGGATTTCGATGGGTTGAAAGAACTTGTCATTCACCATCAAGGCATCTGACAGTCCATCCAACGCACCTTTAGCTGCCGCAAGGCAGTTATCAGCATCACGCATCCGTTTGTCGGGCATGATGAATGTCAGCTTGAGGCGAATGTCTCCACCGTCATGCTTCCAATCTTTAATCTGGTGTTTGGCAAGCCATGTTGAACCTTCGCGGTAGTCACTGCGAGTTTGATACAGCTTGGCCCAATGTGTTCCCTTTGCGCGATTTGGAAATAGTTCGGCAGGAGGAAAATCAAGTTCAATTCGCATTCTTTGCTTTCTTCTGTTGTTCAGTCATGCGCCGCCTCAAATCCAAAGTAGCGGATTCGCCTCTGATTCGCTGCATTTGTTCTAAATGGTGCTGCCACCAATTCGATGCTTCGATAGCAGAAGTGGTCTGGGCCTTCTCTTTGTACCTTTTTATCCACTCTCGGGCTTCGCAGTCCCTCATGTGTTCCAGCTCCGCTTGGGTTATTCCGCCTTTGTAGGTGCTTGGGCGCTCCAGTGGTGGCCCAAACAGTCTTGGGGCTTCTTTCTGTTTTTTCGTTGCCATCGGTCATACCTTCATCCCCTTTGTCAATTCAGCCATCTTCGCCTTGATGTCGGCAGGCATTGGCACAGCCTTTTTTCGGTCTTCCGCAATCTTCTTGAGAGCAGCGTCTTGGTTTGGCGGCGGCGGTGTAGTGGTGTGCGCTACATCGAACTTGTTGCTCATGGCTTTACGCTCGTCAGGCTTTAGCCATTCAGCCATCAAACCCTGCGAACCGCGCAAACACCAAACTCGGAAAAAGTCTTCCAAGGACATTCCAGCCTTACCAGCCTCAGACCTTGCGCCATCAACAGCCGTTTGTGTGACCTTGGCGCTCTTTGCTTTGCGAAGCGATACCCAATCATCCCAAACCTGTTTATCAACATCTGGTGGACAGGCAACGACAGTTGCCGCAGCCTTGGCTGCTTTCTTTTCCCTTTCCTTTTCCTTTCCATTCCCTTCCATTCCCACTGGTAGCACTACCGTAGTGGTAACGGAATCATCCAACACCTCACACAAAACCTTGATTTTGCTTGGGTTTTTCTTGTTGATGACTTGGTGCTTGGCAAAGTTGCAGATATGACCATATCGCTTTCCGTCATAGCCCTTGTATAGCTCTATGTAACCAATACGGTTAAGCTCATCAATCATTACCGTAATGGTGTTGGAAAGATCCCGTAGTGGAAATATGTCTGACTCAATGAGCTTGGGATGAGCATTGAAGTAACCTTCGTCATCAGCATGGTTGAGCAATCCAATCGCCAACAGTGCTGCTTCTGGAGTTACAGAGGCCAATGATTCGTCGCGCCAAAAGTCTGGCTTAATTGTTCTGATTCGCGCCATTATTCAACCTCTTTTTGTAAGCGGTTTTTTGCTTTTTGGAGCATTGACTCACTTTTTAAATTTGGGTATCGAATCATGTATCCATTGAAATTTGGAATCTTTGGAACATCAAGATTCAAAAGCCATCCAAATTTCCTGCTTTTGTCATAAGTCAATCCAAAAAAATAAATCAATTTACTTTCAAGTTCAAGCGCCTTTTTTTCTGAAAGCCCTTTTGCAACAATTTTTACAATAGAGCCTAAATCGTAGCCATCATTGGCAATTTGTTTAATCATCAATCCATGACCTTGGTTTCTTTTCATATCCCAAGCTCTGTTTGACGAACCTTTACCAATGTAAAAAGGTTGACCCATCCAATTTCCGCCATTACACACCTCGGAAACAAATGCTTTTTGTCTTGGGTCTATGTGAGCGTAAACGTAAAAATTTCCAGATTCACTTTCGCAATCAAACAAATCGACCCAATTCTGATTCATCAAATCACTAAGGTATTTTTTTGTTTGATGAGGTGAAGACGTATAGATTGATGGAACGTGTAAAGGTTTCGAGCGATTAAACGTAAAAATCTCTTTACAAACAGACCTCACATCATCATAAGAAACAGCAGCAAGTTTGCTTTTTGCTTTTGTAAATCTAGCCTTGCTTTCCTCTTGCCTTCTGATTGAAAGCTCTTGAGTTATGCTGTTTTTCATCAATCGTAAATCATCTGTTGTCAAATGCTTTAGATGAAATTCATTTATGGTCATCTTTTTGTCCAAAAAAAAGACTTAGGCGGAGTTCTCACCTTTTTTAAGGGTGTTGGCGGACTGGGCAGTACCAGCAGAACTCCGTCTAAGTCTTACTGCGATTCCCCGCCAAGGGATGTGTAAATCATACAGAACTTTTCACGAAAATTCCATCCTTACCCAAAGTGCCACGCCTATTTTTAATTTGTTCATAAGCATGGGCCAAGCAATCAGTGAAATTGACATCAAGCAAAGCACAGATGTTTAGCAAAACGACAGTGCAATCTCCAATGGCATCTACGCTTTCTTCCATATCGTTTTTTAACAACGCATCACGCAATTCATCGACTTCTTCTTGAAGCTTAATGAACTGAGCCTGCGGTGTGCTGTTAGGAATAATTTTTCGAGCTTCTGACCAACGAATGACGGCCAACTCTAATTCTTGAAACGAACTCATGCTTTTTCCTTTTGTTTTTCAACCGCGAACCATTCGGGTTTGATGTATCGTAATTCATACTCTCGTCCCTTTGGGATGTCTTCACCCCAATGAGACACAGCACCCTTTGTGATGCCGAGAACCTTGGCGAGTTTGATGGCACTGCCAGCCAACTTGATTGCGTCTTGTTTTTTCATGTGTCGGATTGTAGTTGATTTTTCTATACTTGTATAGACCCCTCAACTTAGTCGGGATTACTTTACTCGACTGTTTAGTTGTGTATACTACGGTTGTCCAATAAGGATGAAAATAGGAAACAACATGAAAAACCTAAGCAGCAGCTTCATTCATTACCTTGATGAATGGTCAATAGAAACATACCCAGACGTTCTGGTGAACTATGTGTTCACAGAGGGCGATAAATCGGTAGGTGAGCCAGATCAATTTGAGATCAGTGTCATCCGCGACAAGAAAGACATTTGGGATTACCTCACCCCTTCCGAACAGAAGGAGCTTGAGGAATACTGTGAACTTGACATGAAACGAGTCATCAAAGAATGGAACGAGCCATGAACGACACAACCCGTATGTACCCGCGCACAATGGACGAGGCGTTTCCCAACACCGTGCAACACAATGCCATGCTTGAGAATTGCATTTGGTTTGAGCCTCATCAACCTAAAGAAATTGGCTATCAATTTTGGTATTACGTGGCTCTTTCTTTTCTTGCTGGTTACTTTTTCTTCAAGATTTGGGGGTAATATGGACGCCCAAATTTTGTTGGACAAGGCAAAGATTGCAGCCGAGTTTCATTCACAAGATGGCTTGGCAAAAGCTTGGTTTCATGTCGGCTACCTTGAAACAACCATACGTCAACTGTGCCACGTCCTTGAAGACACCGAAGAAATCATGTACCGACAACGCGAATTGATTGAACAGATGAAAAAAGGTTATTCCGCAGACCTGTAATTGCGGTTTTTAAACGAAAGAAGAAAATGGGATTTATTGCAAAAGACAAGGGTAATGCGGACTTTAAACGCATCCCACCCGGCTCCTACATTGCTCGCTGCTACCTCTTGGTGGACATGGGCGAACAATTGTCAGACGGCAAGTTTGGTCAATCTGTACAACACAAAATCCGTTTAGGTTGGGAAGTGTTTGGCGAAGACGAAACAGGCGCACCCCTAATGGTTGAATATGAGGGCGTACAGCGTCAAATGACCATTGGGAAGACCTACACCCTATCCTTGAATGAAAAGGCTGGCCTACGCAAGGATTTGACCTCTTGGCGTGGTCGTGACTTCTCTCCCGAGGAGTTGGCTGGTTTCGACATCACAAACATCCTGAATGTTTACTGTATGTTGAACATCACCACAAGCGAAAAAGACGGCAAGATGTACACAAACATCTCCGCCATCACTCCGCTGCCATCAGCCTTAAAAAATGCCAAGCCTCAACCAGACCATGAGGTTGTGACATTTAACCTTGATGAACCTGATTGGCAAGCGTTTGAGGCTTTGCCTGAATGGTTGTCTGACACCATCAAGAAGTCGCCACAGTACGCAGAGTTGGCCGCAATGCCGCGCGAAGGGTTCTAAATGACATCCCTATATCAACTTAGCCATGAGTTTCGCAATCAGCTTGACGATCTGTTTGACGAGGACGGCGTAGCCAAACCTGAGTTCGAGTCATACCGCATTGTTCTTGGCGCAAAAATCGAACAGGTTGCGGCCTATGTGTTGAACACTGAATCAGAAGCAGAACAGGCCAAGACCGCTATTAAGCGCATCAAGGCTCTCCAAACATCAAGGGAAAACAAGGCCAAACGGCTTCGTGAGTACCTTGCTGACAACATGAAAGTCTCAGGCATCACAGAGATTAAAGCCAATGATGGCTCTTTTGAAGTGAAGCTGTATGTTGGCCGCGACGAGTCGGTTGAGATTGACGAAGGGGCAACCTTTCCACCTGAGCTTTGCAACGACCCAAAGCCACCAGAGCCAAGCAAAACCAAGATCAAGAATGCGATCTTGGCAGGCGAAGCTATTGGCGGCGCTCAGATCGTTCGCAAAGATCGTTTAACCATTAAATAGGACACAACATGGCAACACAGCGCATCTATCTCGTCGGCACACCAAGTGGCGACATTCGATTAGTCAAAGCAAGTGTTCGCTCACAGGCTTTGTCTCACGTTGCAAACTCTATGCTGACTCTCCGTGTGGCAACACAGGATGATTTGGTTGAGGCAATCAGCAAAGGCTGCTCAGTGGAGAATGCAAAAGCTCCAGAACAAATGGACATCGAAGAAACGAAGTAAGTTTCATGGGGGGAAAGCGGATGCTGCATGATGACACTGGATGTCCTTGTCCAGAAGGTCGGTGCAGACGCAGCGAGTACCCCCACCTATAAAACAGGATATGACATGATGAATTTCGGAACACACATTGCAAAACTATTTCGCAGAAACGACCCACAGACATCATTTGACGCAGCAGAAAAAGTAGACACCACAAAACTAGAAAAGATGGTCTATGAAGCCATCAAATCATTTGGAGACAACGGATGTATAAGCGACCAAGTTCTAGAACTTTTCCCCACGCTCCCCTATTCAAGCGTCACAGCAAGATACAAGGCACTGTTGGAGAAGGATTACATAGAAATCGAGGGAACCAGAGTTGGCCGATCAGGTCGTCAACAGAGAGTTATGAAATGCAAATAACGGACACACACCTTCTCTTTTTCATTGTTCTATTTGCCGCCTTTGTAGATTGGATTCTCTCTTGATTAACGCATTCCATCCTGCATACGTTAAAACGTATATGCCTGAGTTCATGTCTGTTATCCGCAAAGAAGCAGACCAAATCACAAATGGCAAAAAGTATGGCGCAGTCTCTCGCTCCAAAAAGCCATCACTTGAACCAACCGAGTTTTACACTTACGCTATGGCTGGTATGCCAAAGAAGAAAAAATGAAAACGGTATTGGCCCCAAACGCTCCTTGGCCCAAATGGGATGAACCTGAAAAGCCAAAGACCCGTAAAACAAAACCAAGGCCACCCGCGCCAAAGTTAAACTTGAGCGGTGACTTGGACTATTTCGCAGAAGCTCGTGAACAAATCAATCAATCAAAAGTTGCCTCCCAATCTAGAGCGCGTCAAGGCTCTACGGGGAGATTCGCGAGTCGTGAGCGGTTATCAGGGTAGGCAGCAAAACCTTGCTCGTGTAATCGTTCAGCACGTTATACGATGCAAGGTTTGCGATGAATACTTTGACACATTAGGCGAAGCAAGGGAGCACAACGTTGGAAAACATCATTAACTTAATCGGGTTCATGTTCACGATCGTGACGCTTTCTGTTGCGTCATTCTCAATCGCAATCATTCTTCTTTCTCGTTAGATGACTCAAAGAGTTTGCGTTCAGCAGTGCGACGAAGCACAAGGCCACGTAGCTCTTTTCCGCCTGCCTTTGTCCAACTCATAAACGCCTCCGCAGCGGCGTCCCATTCCCCTCTACCAATCTTCATCCGAATAGTAGACCGCTGAAAATTCCCCAATCCAACATTGAAGGAAAACGCAACGCAAGCGTCGAAAGCACCTTGACGACCAACAAGATTGGGAGCAAGTCTAAGAACACCACGTTCAAAAGAATTGAGGTCATTTCGGAATATCTTAACGAGTTCATCCTTGCTCCACACTCTGTTGTCTTCTGGTCGTAATGGATACTCAGGTCTGAGAATCCCTGTGTAACCTTCCTTGCGAACAATAGGGTATTTGATCTGGTCTTGATAGATCACATGACCCCAACCTATCGTCCACATGGCGGCGCTGCATTGGTAAGGCTTGTCACGATAGCCTTCAAACTTGTGCATCAGTTCGATGCCGTGGTTGCTGGTAATCATTTCTTGTTGTAGCCGCGCGACCCAAACCAGTAGCCAATAATGCCGCCAAGCATTGCCATTTCATCATCGCTGAAAATCTCGTTGCCAATACGAATGAGGTCATCAACGTTTGTAATCATGGTTGGATGAGTCCAAACATAGTAGCCAAGGCCAGCATTGATAAAAACAAGTTCTAGGACGAACAAATAGGTGATGGTAGGGCGCACAGTACCAACGTAGGTCGAAACCCACCCTGCCGCCTTCTCCAGCACCCTTGCCTCATGTTGATAAGCAGCCTGAGTCATTGCGGCTTCGGCTTGAATCGAAACTTGGTCTGTGCGCAGCTCCTCAACCTTGGCCTGAGCAGCAAAACCTTGAGCGGCCAAAGCCAACTCACGCTCTGTCTGGATACGGGCCAATTCAACTTCATGCTTTTGGTCGTTTTTACTTTGGAAGATTTTGAGAAGCTCTGGCAAGCCAGATAAAAGCAGGCCACCAAGGGTGGAAATTAAAGATAGCATCATTCGCCTTTCGATTTATCAGGTTGTTCAAACTGTTCTATCTTTTTTTGTAGTCGCTTTTCCAAGTCGGCCATGCGTTTCTCACGCCTGTCCATTTCAATAAACATCTTGGTGACGATTGGTGTGACCATGAGAATGATTGCCAATATTAGGCAAGCCAAGCCCACAATCAATCTGTAAACGAGTTTATCCATATAGCCCATATTTCTATCAAGAACAAAAACGTCACGAACATTGCGATTGAGAACTCCCACCTTTGCATGAGTTCTTCCTCTTTTGTCCATGAGTCCTGTTGCTTCCTAATGCGTTCACGTTCACGTCTTGCAGCCTGCTTATCTTTGGCGTCTTCGTATATTCTGTTGAAGTTGTCCCATAGAGGGCCAAGCTGCGGAGGAACATGAGCGCCGCGCATCATCCCACTTAGTTTCATGTACGCGCCATCAAGCTCGTGTTTGATTTGAGACAGCAGCAAAATGTCTCTTGGGTCTGGTCTATCCATTGCATAGACCTCCTCAGATTTTGTGTCGTACAGCTCTGACAACTCTCTGTGATGGTGATAGAAATCACCAACATGGTTTACAAACTGTTGGACAATTTCTGCCTCAGTGGGAATGTGTTTGATGAACACTTCTTTTGGCTTTGGTTTAGCAGGCTCATTTGGTGAGCTTTGAGTGTTCGAAGCTGATTCTGCTTTATGCGGAGCTGCTCCAAACAATCCACGGACAACAGACCAAATACCCTTGACCTCTTTTACGATGGCCTGAGCATCTTCCGCTGCCTTTTTTATTTTCTGAACCTGAACCTTGCCGTCTGACAAGGCTTCACAGCAGTATTGGATGCCATGAAAAGCACCCTGCATTGCCTTGATGGCCAACCCAATTGTGATTGGGTCAAGCATATTACTTGATGTGTGTTATCAGGGCAAACACAGCGCCCCCCATGCTCAAGATCATTGTTCCAGCACAAGCAATCATGATGGTCTCCATGCGCTTGAGTCTGGCGTTAATGATCTCGTAGCGTAATGCGCAAATTTCTTCATGGGTTGAGAGTCGTGCATCAGTTGCATCAATCGTTGCCATCACTTTGCTTTCAAAAGTTGTTCAAGTTGTTCAATACGAGACTCTGCGGCCAACAAGCGTTCTGCAAGTTTAATGACAGAAACTAAAGCCGCGTTGCCATAAGCAACAGACAAAATTCCATTTTCGCCAACAAGCACAGAATGCGGCAGCAAGGTTTGTAACGATTGAGCAGACACACCGTCTTGAGTCAATTCAACATCAAGACGATCATAAGTGCCGTGCTTGATTTTTGCCAACTGCTCAACAAAGTCATCAGAGTAACCGCGCCAATTTGTTTTTAATGACTCATCAGAGTTTGCTGTAACTGTTCCGCCGCAAGTCAGGTTTGTGCCGTTAAAAGTCAGGTTGGCAGAACCAGCCATTGTTCCAGCGTTGTTGTAAGCGACTTGGGTGTTTGTGCCAATTACTCCGCCTCCAGAGCCGTTTGACGCAGCAGTAATTCGACCTTGCGCATCCACGGTAAAGTTTGCTGTTGTGTAGGATCCTGCCGTAACCGTTGTGTTTGCAAGAGCAATAGTTCCGCTTGTAGTAATTGTTCCACCAGACAAACCAGTGCCAGCCGTGATGGATGTAACGGTTCCCGTGTTGGCTGTTGCGCCAGCGGCAATCCCGTCCAATTTGGTGGCGTATGTGCCAGTCATGTAACCGTTTACACCCGAAGATGCCGCAGCCATGCTAATTGCTGGAGTTGTACCACCGCTTGAAACAACAGGCGCAGTGCCTGTAACGCTTGTAACGCCGCCACCAGCGCCGCTTGATGCTGCGGTGACTCGCCCTTTTGCGTCAACTGTGATGTTTGCAGTTGTGTACGAACCAGCCGTTACGCCGCTTGCGGCAAGAGTTCCTGTGCCAGTTACGTTTGCGGAACCGTTAAACGAGCCGCTGGTATAAGTCAAGTCGCCAGTGATTGCAATGGTGCGACCAGTTGTAAGAGTCGCCGCAGAACCTGTTGTATTTTGATTGAGCGTAGGCACATCCGCAGCTTGGATAGCTGACATGAGAACGTCAGTGCCGTTGCCGCGCAAGTATTGACCAGACGTTACAGCCCCAGCAAGAGTATCCATTGCGTCTTGACGGGTTGTTGCGCCTGTGCCGCCGTTTGATACGGGCAAGGTTCCGTTTACACCCACGGTCAAGGAAACAGTGTTTTGCTCCCACAAACTTGTCGTGCTGTTGTAAACAATGGTTTGCCCGTTGCTTGGGGTCTGTGCGCTGACGTTGTGGATTTCGTCCAACTCATATCCGTTTTGGACTTTGACTTGAATCTTGCCTTGAGTTGGATGGGCGTGAGTGACGACGCCAACATAAACCAAATGAATTGGCGCATAAAGCTTTGTGGGTGTCATTGCACCAGCCGTTGTGCCGCTCAGATAAAGTTGCTGCCCGTCAGTGTAGGCAGAGGTATCAAGGTTAGTCACCAAACCAACAATGGTCACATAGCCATTGGAGTTATTTGAAATATCGGCAGTCACCAAGCCTTGCGTTTGAGCAGATGTGGCATCAGATGTTGCCAAAGCCTTTGCAATGGTTGGCAGTTGGCCCACGGCGCCGTTCACATAAACGACCGTACCCTTTGTCATTGTTGCGCCAGAGTTGTTTCTGACTTGCAAAAGCAAAGTTGAAGCGGGGGATGCAGCGGACACAGCCAAATCAACAGCAGTACCTACCTGACTTACCGTAATACTGCCATCAGCAGAAGTTACGCTTGCCAATGCGCCCACGCTGGAAGCCGTTAAGACAACCGTTCCTGTAAGCCCGTTTACCGAAGTCACAGCGTCAGTGTTGTCAATCTGCTCCCAAACGGTTCCATTGAAAATGGCCCAATCGCCAATGTTCCAATCGGTCACGCCGTTTAAGTTGGTTGAACCAGCAACGCTGACAACGTAGTAATAACCCTTAGAGCCTACGCTTGATGTTAGCGTTGGGGAGTTTGTCGAAGCATTCCATGCGCCTTGGTAGCTCACTCCGCCTTGAATAGAGGCTGGAATTTGAGATAGGGGTACAGTGCCACCAGCATCAAGCGTTGCGGCGCCTAAAGCAGCTCCTGCGGTCAATACGGCGGCAGAGCCAAGGCCAAGGTTGGTGCGAGCGTTTGCAGCGGTAGAGGCGCCTGTTCCACCGTCAGCAATCGCCAAATCAGTAATGCCTGTGATTGAGCCACCAGTGATTGAGACTGCGCTGGAAGCCTGCGTTGCAATTGTCCCAAGGCCAAGGTTAGTTCGAGCGTTGGCGGCTGTTGACGCGCCAGTGCCACCATCGGCAATAGCCAAATCGGTGATGCCAGTTACTGAGCCGCCTGTAATCGCCACAGCGTTTGCATTTTGAGTTGCAATTGTCCCAAGTCCAAGGTTGGTTCTTGCAGCAGGGGCAGTCGTTGCACCTGTGCCACCCAACGTAAGAGGCACTGTGCTTAATGAAATCTGGTCGCCAGTGACAACAATCGGAGAGACGCCAAAATATGTCGATGTCGCAATTGGGCCAACATCAGATGTTGAGCCATTCGTAAAGACAATGCGAAGGTATTGAGAGCCTGAAATGCTGACAACAGATACGCTTGCAATACCTACACCAGCCACGCCGCGATCAAGTTCAATGACTTGAGTTGGCGTTGGCGTCAGCTCTAGTGTTACGTTATTTCCACCTTCTGCAATCAAAGTTGTTGCAGGAGCAGGAGTCAAGTTCAGTTGGACGTTGTTAGCGTCCTGCACCACCACAGAAATATTTGCCATGTCATCCCCTTAAACAACAACCACACCATCAGAGCGAACCAAGAACATCAAGAAAATGATGTTGTCCTCTGCGGGTGTTGGGGTTGTCGCGGGGAAGCTGATTTTGATGCGACCAGTAAAACAAACGCAATCAACAGCGTTGATGTCTAACTCGGGGTCGCTTGAAATCAGACTCCAAGATGAGTCATCAATTACCAATGTGAACGAGCCTGCGGCATCATTGCGGTTTGTGATGGAAAGAGAAACAGGGGTTGGCGTTGGGGTGTAGTTGCCAACATCAAATGTCAAACCATTGCGAGTGTCGTTTAGGTTTGAAACAGTACGACGAACAATCTGAGCGTCGATGGTTACGCCAGTCAGGTTGATTGGCACACCAAGGGTGTTAAGTGAGAGATTCCAATACGTTTTCTGGTTCCATACAAGTTCACCAGCAATGATTGGGTTGTTGAAGCCGCTTACTTGCGTAAGGGTGTTTTGCGAAAATACAGCCATGATTTTTCCCTGAACTCAGGTTGTGACGCTCCCTATGTACTCACAGGGCTACGATTCTTGTATTGTCGCTGAAACTCAAAATGACTTCAATATTTACCTTCGGCAAACACATTCACAAACACTGTGCCGTCCTCTAGCGCTTCGATCTCGTGCCACTCGTTTGCCGTTAGGTTCACGGGCTGTGTGTCTTTGGTCATTGTGAGGGACTTGCCTTCTTTAGTGACTAGACATGAGCCAGCGTGAACCATTGTCAAGTGAGCGTAAACGTGTTGATGCCGAAGCAACCCCTGCCCTTTGTTTGCGTGGAAAACGCGAACATTTACGCCGTCATAGACGACATTATGAACAGCGGGGATCGGGTTCATTACAAAGTTTGAGCGCCGCTAGAAACAGGCTGCGCTGGCTCTGGAGGCATTGGTATTGGCAGAATATTCCCGCTCGATGGGTCGTAGTAAAACAAGTCAGCTACAACATCATCAGCACAGTCAACCCAGAACAAGGGAAGAGCGATTGCAAAGTCAGCCTGAGCAACTTCGGCGACACGTTCGCCAAGTTCTACGTTTGTATTTGGGTCAAACACTTTTTCATTTGGGGAAATCAATGCTTTTTTCATATTACCACTCCACTAAAACAACACCGCCAACACCGCCAGCAGCAAAGGAGGAACAGCCAAAACCATTGGTGCCGCCCGCAGCTCCGGGTAAAACAGCCATAGTATCAGTAACATCGCCCGTATATGCACCTACCAAAGTTGGCGACCAAGCAACAGCAGCAAGAGTGTTTGCGCTAGTATAAGGAACGCGAGTAGTAAGGCCAAAAAAGTTATTGAAAGTGGCTACCACACCAGTAATACCAACATAGTATTGAGTACCGCGTCTGTAATTCAATATCGTCCCCCCAGAGCCAGTTCCACTTACAGGACTGCCGGAAGCAACTTTTCCCGCGCCACCAGTAGCGGAAATTAAAGATGCAAAAGACGACGTCGTCCCCGACCCTCCCGTTGTTCCACTCGCAACCGAAGCGCCGCCTGTGCCGACGGTTACGGTATAACCTGTACTAGGAGTTACAGTGTAATACCCGATTGCTACACCACCATTGCCACCAGTACCACCATAAGTAACAGAGGCCCCACCGCCGCCGCCAATACAAGTGATTTTTACGCGAGACACGTTAGCAGGCGTAGTAAATGTCCCAGAGGCTGTAAAAAGTTGAGATTGCTCGCCTAAAAACGCAGTATTTTGTGTTGACCCGTCATTGAACGTGACGCCTGTTCCATTAAGACTTGAAGGCATTTAATTTTCTCCTTATGGCATTGATGTGATGACACCAGTGCTGTCGATCTGAGCGACTGTGGTGCCATTATATTTAAAGACTAGGGCTGTACCGACTTGAGAGATTACCCAATTTGCCGTTGTGAAACTTGTTGAGGCAGAAGCGGTTGCGGCATTCCCTGAGATGTCAATAGGCCATGTACCAGTGGCTCCTGTGCCGCCTGTTGCGGGAACGCCAAGGTTTGTACGAGCCGCAGACGATGTGCTTGCCCCTGTGCCGCCATTTGCGACAGGAACAGCGTTTACCAACCCGTCTGTTGCGTCAAGTTGACCCGACGAATTTAGGTTGTTCGCTAGTTGTGAAAGGTTAAAAGCCTGAGTCATGTTTTTCCTTTAGGCAGCGCCAATTCTCGCAAAAGTTTGCTGATTTAGCAAGGTGTCATTATTACCGAAAGGCGTTGTGAGAACCCAACTTGCTGCGTAAGCGTTGTAGTCAAATCCAGAACCTTTTGTCAGCAAGCAGCCGTTGGCATAGACCTCCATCGACAACGGATTGCTGTTAAATGGGTAGGTTGATTGACCACTTACCGAGTAGGTTGGAGTGTTGGCAATGTTACTGGCAGGCACTGCCAAGTTGTTTGGAGTGAACTGAATCACAGTCAATCGACCAGTCATAGGGGCTGGAAAGCCGCCAATGGCATTGGTTGTTGGATTTACATCGTAGTCAATCTCACTGATTTGAACGCCGTTCACAAACAAATACTCAAAGCCGTTTCTGATTTCGTATTCAGTTGGCAAGAAACTGGTGATTGCGGTTACATCTTGATCGTATCGAGTAAATGGTGCGTAATCAGCGCCAGCGGCCCTGTAACGATACAAGTCAAGTCCAGCGGTAGCGCCAGAGATTGTTGTGGTAAACGTGATGACTTTGGTTGACTGATTAATTGTGGAGACTGTATATTGCGTTGGAGAGCCTGTATTTGCAAATGTGATCTTGTCACCAGCCTGAACCTTGTTCCAAGGCGACTCGGAATATGTCACAGTGTTTGAGCCACTAGAGGCAATGACAATGTTCAATGGCTCGTAATATTCGCTTGTGCTGTTGCCGCGCATATAGATGATGACGATTGTTTCGTTCACCGCGCAAGCAGTATTCATCACCACAGTCGTGCTGGTTTCGCTGTATTCTGTTGGGCCAAGCAATTCACCGTTACGAAACACCAGAACCCAACCGACAGTGTGGGTGAAACTAAAGCTTGTCTGTCCAGCCGTTGCAACAAACACTTGCTCCGTATAGTAGAAGTTGTCAGCCTCTGAGAAGCCAACCACGCGACCGTAAACGTCAACAGTCAAGGTTGCGGCGCTAAACGACTTAGAGTAAACACCAGCGCCAAAGTTCAAGAAGTCATGTAAGTTGACCTTCATCGAACCATCGGTGTTGTTGGTCACAGCCAAAAAGCCGTCGTTCACGTTGTTGCCAGTGGCTCCAGCAATCGTAAGTTGACCAGTGCGCACATCCAAGTCGATGAAACTCTGGATGCCGCTTACAGGGTCAATCAAAGCAGACCATTGTGTTGAGTCATACACCGATGTCTGAGTTGGGACAAACGCTCCACCTAAGTTTAAATAGCCAGCATTACCGACATCAAAACTGAACTTTCGGTTTTGACGATTTGAATACAGCAGATAGTTGGCAGTACCAAATGCAGCCACCGAATACCATGTGTATAGCGCTGGGTCTGCGCCTCCGTTGGCTGTGTCGTTGTTGAAAATGCCAAAATACGACTTGCCGCGCGGGTCATAACTGAAACCACTTGTGCCTGTGGCATTGTTTGCGTAGGCAACGGCCAACCATCTTTTGCTGAATTGGAACGTCAAAGGTCGCCACTGGAAAGCAGTAGATGACGCAGAGAATTCGCTTGAGCCAAGCGAGTTTACATATTTGACGGAAAAGTACCAATCACCTTGAGGGATGTTCGCCAATGTTACAACGCCCATTGATGCTGCAGGGCTGTATGGATTACCGCCGGGATTCACCGCCGTAGTGCCAGCAAAAAATCGCTGAGACAGCGTAGGAGAGGCGTAAGCAGAGTAGTACACCTCTGCGTATTGAACAATACCGTTACTCGCCGCCGTGACCGCTACATCAAACGAGGGAACGGGTGATGAGGTTTGGATGTTGGTTACGGTTGGAGCGTAGAGAATTCCAAAGCCCAAAGGTGAACCAATGCCCGTGTTTGGCGCTGGAGTGAATTGCGTAATGTCTTTGTCGTCATAGACTTGAGGGTTGAACTCCATCAAGGACAAGGAAGCAGTGATCTGCCCGTCATCGCTAAACTTTTCGACCACTTGAGAAATACGGAATGGCTTTGCAGTCCAACCGTAATTTGAGTTTGTGACCGTCAGTATGTCGCCAGCCTCTAGCTGAATGCCAGAAAAATTAACGTCAACTTTGATCTGCAAGTCTTCACGCGCGGCCTCCAAGAAACGATTAGCAAGGTACTGAGCGCGAACACTGTTGTTCACCAATGGCAAACTAATGGTTTGTTTGTTGATTGGCTCGTTAGGATAAAGCAAAGACGGGGCAATCTCGGCCAAGTCAAACGTGGATGTGTTGAACGCATCTTGTGCAGAACTGTCTGGAAACTTGACTTCTGCAATGTTGTAACTTGAGGCTAAGTCGATTGGTGTCACTTGAATGGCAGACACCATGTTTGAGTCATTGATGTCCATCACAACCGTGTAGGTTGGCTTTTGAACGATGACACCCCATTGGCCTGTGATTTCGTTGTACTTAATCAAGCAATCACAGCATGACGCCATTGACTGCATATTTACCATGATGGTGTTGTTTGTGTCTAACGTTCCATCAAACCTGAAGCGACTTTGCGTAGCAGAGCCGCCACCAGAGGTTGTGTATGTAAATGCGCCATCGCCGTATGCGTTTAACTCGGTCAAGGATGCTGTATTGATTTCAGACAACGGCAAACCAGCACCGTATCTAGTTGACTGCCAATAATCGCTAAAACAATCGCCAGTCTTATATCGGCTGTTTGTTAGTTGGAATTTTGTTTGCTGAATGCCTGTAATGTTCGCTTCGTTGTTGTAAGTCAACTCAATGATTGCAAAAGCAGCATTTGTCATCAACTTTGTGCCGTCCCACGTGTAGACAAGGCCAGAAGACTGCATCACTTGAATTGCGGTCAATGATGTGTTTACGCCAGATGACGAGCCGTTACGGTACAGGTAGATATTCATCTTCCCCGCAACAGTTGTATCGGTCACGCCAGTGGACTCATCAAGCAAGCCAACAACTTTGTAAGTGTCAGCACCAGTGCCAAACACGCACTTCTTTCCACCCCAATATACATCACCGAAGGTGTAGTTATCTGGAGAGCCGCCTGTCTCTGTGTTAGTCACTTCGGCCAACGTCATCACATAAAACATCTTTTGATTGTCAGATGTGATGCTAAGGTCTGTGATGATGCCGCCAACATAAGCGGAACCGTACACCACTGGAACTTTGTTGTCTCCGGCAGGAGGGACTTGAGCACGACTGCCGGGGTTCTGTGTTGCGTCATTTGTGCTCGGCCCTTGAGAGCCAAGAGACTTGCTAATGATTGACGAAGCGATCATGTTGACCGCAAAAGCCGTGGCAATGTAGTACCAAGTACCAGATGCGGCGGCTGTAAATAGGTATGTGGCGACTACTGAACCCGGCATTACATCACCCAAAATTCTTCTAGTTTTTCAAATCCTAACTTGCCATAAGACAAGTCAGGGCTGTTTACCATCTTACTGATAAAGAAGTTGCAAATACGTCCAGACTCTTTGAGCTGCTTTGCTTCTGCAACATACATAGCCAATAGGCGATAGCCCGCTGTGCCGCCTCGATATTCTGGTTCAACCCAATATGCCAACTCAGTCATCAACAAATGCTTTGGCGACCATTGGCTTGGGTGAATGCTTGCTAACAGCATTCCAAACACTTCTCCGTTTTCAGCAACCAAAGCAACGCCTTTGCCACTAATTATCTCAGTTAGCATGGTTGTTATGTACTGCTCATCATCCACTTCACTTAGAAATTTGAGCGGAGTGTGAGAACGATACTCACGCAACAAATCAATTAGCACAGGGATGTCAAACGGAGTAGCGTGACGAACTATCATATATTTTTGCCAAACTGATAGTTGATGTTCTGGATGAAGTTCACGCGATTCATTGATGTGTCATTGCTATTGAAGAATTGCCATGAGTTGTTGTTTGTGTATCGACCAGCAATTCGGTTCTGCAAGATCAACTGAATTGAAGATGCAGCAATCGTAATCGTTCCAACATAAGACCTTGATTCTTCCATCCATGTCTCAGATATGGCAAACGATGTAATGACGCCATTGAAGAACTGGTATAAACCACCAGAGCCACCGCTAGTGATGAGCTGATTGTTGTCGTTGTAGAAGCCATGCCACATTTGAATCTGAGCGCCCTTGACGTTTTGACCAAGAACCCATCCAAGCAAAGCCGTATCAATTCCAACCAACGTGACCGTAGTTTCGTTTGCTGTGCTTTTTATGTCGCGTTGAACATCGCCAACCTTCATCAAAGAGCCAACAGCACTAAAAGCAGTTGAGTCAACAGAAGGGACTAGGGTGTTTGATGGAGCCGTGGTGAAGCGATACGTTTCTGTGCCTGTGTTCACTCGAACAAAGTCAGCAATCCTGATATTGTTTGTTCCATCAACAGGAGCAATTACGTTCATAGGACACTTTCAAATGCTTTGAACGACCCGCTCCAATTGATGAACGAGTCGTTTGTGATTGGCATCAAAGTGTACGTTGGGTAGTCCCGAAGCACAACAGGGAAAGTCACGCCTGTGTAAGTGTTGCCACCCATTGAAACAGTTGAGCCAAACTCTCCAGCAACGCAAGCAACGGTCGATGTGAGCGCGGTAAGCAAGCTACGATGAACAGGAACGTTCACGGTTGGATTTGGGCCGCGCAAAACGTCAGCGGTCACGATGTAAGAGTACAAACCAACCTGAACAAAGTCGCCAACTCGAAACAAATATTTTGTGGCCGCAATGGATGGCAGCGAGCCAAGAACCAAAGTCTTGTTTGCACTTGATGTCTGCCATTGGCAAGCAACAATTTGCGCCGAAGTCATGTCACCCTGATATTGAATGTAGTTCACCCAACCAGTTGAGCCAAAGTTGATGTATTGAGTCAAAGCCTTGTCAGGAATGCGCAAGCTGTTCAATACCCCACGATTCCGAGAATACAGAAGGTAGTTCATTGGCTTGAGTTCAAAAGCAAATGGAACTACGGTCAAAATCTCAGAGGTTGTGATCTTTTGGTTGCGACTGACTGTTTGACCGACAAACCGTTGGTCATTGATGCCAACCGATTCGCTGATTGAAAGAATGGCTTGCAGACTCATGTTACTTGCTCACTGGTAAAGACCGTTGGGCGGATTGATTCACAGCCCAAATTGTCTGTTTGTTCTTTGCCAAGAATTGCGTGGCAGACTGCGTATCAATTGCGCTCATGCTAGCAATGTATGGGCCGTTGTATACGACTTGAGGCTGACTGTTGTTCATAGCTCCAACCATCTTGTTTGGCATGATTGTGCCTGCGCCTTGGGGGACGAATAGCTCTGGGCCTTGTTCGCCAACGTAGAACGGTTGACCAGCTTTGGCGTCAGCGCCGTTTGCGGCAAACACAGGGGCAGAAGCCATAGACGGGCCACCAAAGTCTCCAACAGGAGCGCCACCACCCGAGGGGCCAAAGAAGCTAAACCCTTTGAACATAGACATCATTTGAGCCTTCATCGCAATTGAGATGAGGTCTTGAATGATGCTGCGAGTCAGGTCTTTGAATGACAGCTTACCAGTGCGAACAAAGTTGTCGATGGCGCTACCCATGTTGTTAAACACAGATTGGTTCATGTCTTGCAGGCGCTTTAACTCCTCGCGCTGCATGATGACTGCTTCGCGTTGTTTGTCAAGGTACTCGATACGAGAAGCCGCAGCCGCTCGGTCTTCGTCCTTCATGTTCTCTTGCCTATTGAGCGCAACCAAGTCCTGTTGAGTCTTCAAGCGAGATAAGGCAATGTCCAAATCTTGCTGACTTGCAAGAATGTTCTCTTTGTAGACTTGCAGACGCTCTCGCTCTTTCTCAATCGAATCTTGCTCAGTCTTGGCTAGTTCTTCAAACTTTTTGCGCGACTCTTTGTAAATGTCCTCTTTGTCTCGCTCAAGTTTCTCAAGAATTGCTTTCTCCTTCTCAGAAAACAATTTCATGCGCTGAATCTTAGTCGCGCCGCCCTCGTCTGCAATTAGACGCTCTTGTTCGTTAAGCGCCTTGGCAATATCAAAAGCAGCTTGCTTTTTAAGTTGGTCTACCTTTTCAAGACCGTAAGCTTCGCGCTGGTAACGAGCTTCTGCGGCAGCATCATCAATCTGCTTTTGAATGTCGCGGTATTTCTTATTTCCGCCAATACGTTCTTCAAGCTTGATTCGCTCTGCTTCTTTCGCTTTAATGATGGACTCGTCTTCTACCTTTTTGGCTTCCGCGCCAACTTGTTTGGCATATTGCTCGTACTCAGCCAGCGCCTTTTTTGCAACCTCTGTGTTGGCCCATCTTGGATTCTTGGCAAGCTCTGCATATTTCTCGGCAGACTTGAGCATTTTCTCCATTGGCGTTTCGTCACGGCCAATGCTTTTCATCCATTCCCAAAGTCCACTTACTTGCTCTTTTAGGAAACTCCACATGCGACCAAGATAACCAACTCGCTTTTCTTGCTTTTCTAAACTCTCAGTCAAAGCGTCAGCAGTCAGCTTAATAGCTTCTTGAGTTTTGCCTTGCTCGTTCAATGTCTCAATTTGCTTGTATTGAGCAAAAGTTAGAAAGTGATATTGCTTGTTCAGGTTGGCCGCAGATGAGGCAGAGCCGTCCAATGCTGGAATTAGGTTCTTTGCAACGTCATCAGCAGACTCCCCAGACAGACTTGCAATCTTTGTAATCGCCGCGCCAACAGAGTAAAGCGTTTTGCCAGTAAATTGACCAGAAGCAACAAGAGTGTCC